GGTGTGCCGCTGGCTGCCTGAGGCCAAAGTGCTAACGTGTGGTCAACATAATATTGGTCGAATCCAGATTCCTTTAATTGTTCAGGTGTCAGGTCGCGGGTAAGCTGGTGCACAATGGCGCAGATCATCTCGAGATGGGCAAGTTCGTGAGTCCAAAAATGTTGTCGCTAATAGAAAAGCCCCTAAATACGCGGGATTCGGGGCTTGAGATTCAGTGTAAAAGTGGGATTATCTTTATCTCCCTTTTGGTTTCTTTTAGTTTTAGTATATTCTACGTTCTCTAAGAGCATCTTTAGAGCCTTATTCCGGTCTTGTGCAGACAGCTCCCAGTAACATGAGAGAAGCTCCTTACAGGAAGGAATAAAGTTCTCAACATTTGCTATTTTTTCTTTTTCATATTCCAGATCCTTTTTCAGAACTTCAATGTGTGCTTCGGATTCCTTGATACGTTTCTGCAGTTCATGAGAACGTTCCAGGAAGATTTCTGTCGTGTAGACTCCCTGTTCCAGCAGATCATACAAGTTTCCGTTTTGCTTCAATAACACATCATGATTGCTAATAGCGGAAGAGAGGAGCTGTTCTTTTTCCGGAACTTTGTTCTCAACTTCTAGTGTCGGGTCCAACTGGTATCCGGCTACCCAGTCAGACAGCGCCTGTATGACCTCACGTTCCACCAAATCGAGCGCAGAGCCAATGGTGGGACAATTCCTGGTATTACACTTTAAAACGTCATATGAGGCACCTCCGGGTGTTTTAGAGGCTGGTCTTCGCATCATCTTCTTACCGCAGCAGGGGCAGACAACAATGCCGGCAAGCGGATTTTTGATTCCGTAGGATTCCGGGAGCTTGTGAGAGTTCTTTCCAAGATGTGTCTGAGCTTCCAGGAATACGTCATGGTCAATTAATCGCGGCTGCAGTCCTGGGGCAGTGAAATCATAATCACTGTGGGGACGTACTTTACTGACTGAGCCATTCTGGACCTGTTTCACAATTTTTCTTCGTCCAATACCAACTCTCTGGTCGTTGACAATGTTTCTTAGGATTCCCATGATACTACATTCTGTCCAGGTGTCCCCATTCCTTGGCTTGACTCCCCGGTTATCCAGATATCTGCAGATGTTGGTGATTCCAATGCGATCGGGACCGGTGTAGAGCTGGAAGATAAGTTTGACGACCGGAGCTTCTTCTGGATCCGGTGCAAGTACCCAGCCACGGGCATGCTCCAGCTTCACTCTCTGCCAACCGTAAGGTGCCTTATTGAATGGCCATTTACCTTCTTTGACAGCAGCAGTCACACCGGCACGCATTCGGCGTCGGATTGTCTTATATTCCCGCCGGCTCATGAAAAGTCCAAACTCGAAATACTCTTCATCGAATTCATTGTTCGGATTGTATGTTTTGGCCGGAGTTACAATCTGGGTGCCGGAATACTGGAATGCCCGTTGAACAATTCCCTGATCAATGGTATCACCTCTGGCCAGACGTTCGACCTCCATGACAACAACACCTTTCCAGCGTCCGGCTTCCACTTCTGATAAGAGTCTTTGCATCTCCGGCCTTGCAGAAATAGACTCGCCGGAGACGACCTCACGGTAGATACCGCCAATAGATAAGTTCATGCGCTTGGCGAGGTCAAGTAAAATCTGTTCATGCCGTTCCAGGACATCAACGCCCATAGCTTCCAGTGAGGCATCACTTCGGGATTTCCGGAGATAGATAAGATATTCTTCATATTGTTGCATATGTATCACCCTCCTTAGTATATATGTGCGACGTCGCACAATTTTGCGTATAAAAATAACACCTGTACAGGTGCCAAGGAAGTGTGATACAATATTCTTGTTCAGGGAGTATTGTACGTGCCCTCGGCACTGTATAGTATTCATTAAGCCGTTCCTGCTATAAGCAGGGGCGGTTTTATTTTTGTTTAATATTTCAAAAGTAAATCTTTCCAGTTTTGAGGAAACCCCATACTGGATAAAATAGTTTCTTGTGTTAAAACAGTGGTATAGGAATATAAATTTTTTAAAGCAATGTCGACTTCCTTGACTAAACGTCTAAATTCACGGTTGGAAATAGTGAGTTTTAAAGCTATCATTACAGCAAATAAATCACGTTTACCATATAAATATTCATTTTTTTCACTTTTTGGTAATTGCATTGCTGCGTGAAGTGAAGTATCAATTAAAGGTCGTTTGCTTCGATAACAAAAAAGACGATTCCCATGTGCACAAAAGTTCCGAACAGACGAAACATAAGTTAATATATTTTCCAGTTCCTTATCCGATAAATGAAATGTTTTGGAAATTTCTTGACGTTCTTTTTGCTGCATTAAACTATAAAACTTACTAATAGTGCCAAGTGTAAGAATATTATTTAATACCCAAAGAGGTATATATCCATAATTATTTAAATAGTGGGCAATACTGGGATCTGAGCAACGTCCAGCTATTTGCCGTTGTATTTCTGAAAGAAGTCCAGTAATATTTTTACTAGCATCTTTTTTGGTTATATCAAAATTATCGTATGTTAAATAATGTGTCTCTGGATGCATCTGAGGAAAATAGTAAGCAATTAGACTTTTTATATTTGTTTCAAGCGGAAGAATATTATGTAAAAAAGTCTCGCGTAATTTCTGATCAAATAAATATAAGTTATAAATTTCATTTACTGTTGTACCTGGTTTATATTTATCCTTGCAGTCAGATTCCCAAAAAAGAAAGCTATATCCATTAATTAAATTGTAATATCCAATGCGTTGTAATTTCTTTTTGGCAAAGCTCTTACTGTCAGGATTTGAAAAGTCCACTCCCCGCGAAGCCAATAATTCAACTAGTTGTTCGTGTGTTTTAAAAGGTTTTTCTTCCATAAATACCTCCGTGAAATAAAAAGACCCCGGGCCCGAAGGACACCGGAGTACGTTCCATAATATTATATGCTTCAAAATAGAAAATATTCTCTTTTGAAGTGTTTAAAGCATAGCATTAAAAACTCCGGATGTCAATAACTATATTGACGATTTTACAAAAAATATTGGATAAAATAACAAATATTTTTTTTATTTTATTGTTGAATTATATATAAACGCTTTCGCGGTTATATCAATCTCTATCATGTTCTTTGTATTGACTCATTTCTTCATCGTGGGCCAATTGAGCATTACATTCGACCATGAACTGATTTAACACGTCTTTTTTTAGAGGTGTTTCAGATACTCTATGTCCGCATTTATTGCAAAAGATATAAGTAGTATCAATTTTATGTCCACAGTTGGTGCAATAAATAGTCTTTTTATATTTGTTTAATATGTATGATGCCATATAATTTCCTCGAATATTGTGTGATTATATCCGTTTAAAATTTCCGTCTCAACTCTACAACTTTTCCAATAATCTTCACAGGCTTTTCTTCAATTTCTTCCTGATTAAAATACATCGGTTCATAATTAGGATTTAATGAGATAAGAGCAATACTGTCTGCATACTTCTTTAGTCTCTTACACACTCCATCATTCCCGTTCACAAGAGCAATTACAATCTCGTCGGATTCCGCATCATCCTGTCTTTTTACAATTACAGTATCTCCGTTATGAATATCCGGCTCCATAGAATCACCGCTAATCCGGAGTCCGAAGAATTCACCGGTCCGTGCCAGTTCTTCCGGAATCTCTTCTTCGTCGATAACATCTTCAATTGCCTCCAGCGGAATGCCTGCAGCAACTCGACCATATATTTTAATTTTGATACCTTCAGATAAACTTGATTGATCAACTGAGGTTCCATCAAGTCCCATTAATATACCAGGAGCGGTATTTAAAACTTTTGCAAATGCAATAATTTTAGATTGAGGAAGATCTATGACGCCTTTCTCGATTTTAGCAATCATACTTTTATCGGCATAACCCATTTTAGAAGCCAAATCGGATTGAGTCATATTTAATTCAATTCTTCTTGATTTTATATTTTTATACAGTTGTAACATTCATTCACCTCATTTCATAATCCTACAATAGCATATGATTGAAAATAATTCAACATTTTTGTGCAAATAGGTTGACAGAAATGCAACAAAGTGATATAAAAGAGGTAGTTGAATTAAATGCAACTAGAAAGGAGTGGATAAAATGCCGGATATAAAGATGCTAAAGGATAAAATAACAGATAGCGGAATGACAGTAAAAGCAGTTGCTGAAAAATCAGGTATTTTGAGAGAAACATTATACAATCGACTTAAGGGAGTGGGCGAATTCACGGCTTCGGAAATAGTATCGTTATCAAATGTTTTGAATTTATCTCAAACAGAACGAGATGATATTTTTTTAAAATAAAAGTTGAATAAAATGCAACTAAAATAGAGAAAGAGAGGTGAAAGAGATGAATGAAGTTGGAAGAACAGTGTATACCATTAGCGGGACGACACTTGAAAACGATAAAAGAAAAACGGCCGCAAAAGAGGCATTAGCGGCCATAAAAAATGAGTTACCAGAAAACTGTTTTACTTGCGAAATCATAAAAGATATTTTGGAGCTTGCGAAGGATATCGCATACACAACTACATTACATTAAAATGTCAGAGATATCCTGCAAAGTTTTTGCTATTACTTGTTGAGCATTTTCCTGGTTTACAGTTGGACGGATAGTGGCATGATCAGCATATGAATTCAGATTAATTTCTATATGCTCTTTATAGAGCTTTCCAGATGCTTCATATGTTATGTCAAATATAAGAAAATCATATTTCTTACATAATTTATATGCCTCATCGATTGCCGAAAGAATTCGTTCACCAGGATGGAGATAAGTGCCAGCAGCATGAGAAAATGGCAAATGAAAATCGTCATCAAAGCATATACGAAAATCCACGTTGGTTTCAAGTGAAATAATCTTGGCAGTGGAATTTCCGAAGTTTTTTAGTATCAAATAGTCGAGACTAAATAGCGGGTGAAAAGAGATAGAAATATACGGTCTGGTGGAATTTTCAATCATTTTTGAGTTTTGGCGGAGTGTTATAACGACAGTTATGATAGAAATTACTGCCAAAATGAATGAGAGAATGCAAAGAATAGTATTAATTAAAGTTGGTAAATCCATAAAACGCGCTCCTTTCATAAATACTCGGCATGGCAGTGCCTGTATCTAAAGTATAGGAGAGATTGAGGAAAGATGCAATAGAAGAGAGGTGGACGAAATGAAGCGGTTATGTCCAGTATGTTTTGCGGAATTACCCGCACAAGCAAATTACTGTCCGATATGCGGAAAATGCATGAGAGATACCGTGGAGCAGATTAGTCAGTATATAGGAGAAGCACCGATAACAACAGTAGTTAAAATAAAGGATTGTGCGATTCGCATTGGCATGAAGAAACAGGAAGGTGAGTAGATGAAACTGAGAAAGATAATTGGCTGGATACTTGTTTTTACACCAGTAGTTCTTACGACTGTTGGGTTACGTTGTTTACCAACAGAAGTTAGTGTCAGATTAATGCAGATATTGGCAGTGTTTGGTTTGATAAGTGTTAATTTTACAGGAACATGCCTTGTGTCAAATGAGTTACCGATAAAAATAATTATTGAAAAAGGTGATAGTGATGCGGGAGGTGGAACAAAATGAAATATGTAGTAATTATGGGGTTAATACTAATTACCGCAGGAGTCGGCTGGGCACTTAAAAACATTGTATGGCCTGCCATTAAAAAAGATCCTGTAGCCAATTTAATATTACCGGTAGCCACAGCTCTTTTAACAAGTTTGTTGCTATGCTTGTTAGAAACGCGACAATAATCGGAGTTAAATATCGATAGAAACGATTGCGTCTGGTGTGAATACAGTATTTGTAATAGGTGTCAGATAAGCGCACTGTTCCATCATATTTTTTAGGTGAATATGCATTTTCAGTTTCTTGAAAATTAAAGCGAATCAGATCATATTCACGGAATGTTTTAAAACTTTCACCTAAAGATTCCTGAGGAGTATTCGGATTGAAGCGCATTTTAAAGAGCAGGAAAATCTCTTTGTGCGTGAGATAGATCTTATCAAAATCTGTATTCATAGAAGTAATTCCTTTCATCATTTGTTAGGAAGATTATACCAAAGAACAGCAACAAGTACAAACCGTACCACATAACATGAAATAAGAAACACAGGAGGGCAGGAAGATGATTGTAGAGACAATGACCAACAATGGCTGTACCTGCCATATCTCAGACGATGCGTACCGGGATAAGACCCCGGAAGAAGTGAGCCGGATTGTCCGGAACTTCTCGGATTTCATTGTTGGGAGATTAAAGGACTTAAAGGAGAAAACCGCTTAGGCGGTAGAAAGGAGGACAAGCCCATGAGAGTTAGAGACTGGATAGTGGTAGGACTGCTGATGAACGGACTGCCGATGGCTATGTTTCTTCATTGGCTGGTCATGGGATATTAGACATGAAGAAAAGATGGACAATGAAGAGGATTGTGGACACGTTATTCGTGTTGGTGATCCTGGGAGACATTGCAACAATGATAATGTTCGTGATGATCTCCATAAAGGTTCTGAAAATGCAGGAGGTGATCACATGGCTGATACAGCAAGCTTAAAAGAAATCTTATTCCGGCATAGTGCGGAGCAGTGCAAGGTGTGTGAAGCCATTCCATTTGACCAGATTGGACATCAAATCGAGTATGAAAAGTTCAAGATGCTCCATGAGGTTATTGAGGCAGCTGACCTGGAGGACGAGTACCAGGAATGGAGACGGGCTTACGGATATGTGTAGGAAGGTGGTGAGGATATGGAGGATAAGCAGAAGATTCTGGACCTTTTGTTACCTGCTCTTCAGGCGACTCGTAATCTGGCTGATCTGGTAGAACTGGAGTACCGGGAAGACCGAGAGCTGGTGTATGCGAAGTTTGCAAGCGGGAATCAGAAGATTGCCAATGTTGCAATGGATTCCGGAACAGCACTGATCAGAGACGTGATCGGGCAGATTATATAAAAAAGAGCGCTCATAAAAGCCGGCAAGCTTTAAGCGCTCAAGAAATAAGTCAATTATATTATAAGAAAATAGGAGAAATAAGTCAAATGGCAATTAGAGACGTAGAAGTAAAAATCCAGTTGTCTGAACTGGAAAATGTAGTTATGGTCGCACATTCTGAGGCAATGAAGGCAGCAGGACTGTCACCAGAAGGAAATATGAAAGCCGCTAATATAACTGCTGTAATGGTAAGTAAGATGAGGAATCATCTGACAGGGGTGGAGTTGCTTCCAGAAAAGAAGATGAGACGGGCAAGAATGTTCGATGCATTGACTGATATTATATTTGAAGGAGGCAGTGATAATGGCAGATAGTATTAAAATCAACAAGCTTGAAATTGAGAATGTAAAGCGTATCAAGGCTGTGAAGATTGAGCCGACCAAGAATGGACTTACCATTGTCGGTGGAAATAACAATCAGGGAAAGACTTCTGTACTGGATTCCATTGCATGGGCGCTTGGCGGAGACAGGTATAAGCCGTCTGAGGCGACCAGGAATGGTTCCGTAGTTCCGCCAAACTTACATATTGTTATGAGCAATGGATTGGTTGTAGAGCGCAAAGGAAAAAATAGCAGCTTAAAAGTAACGGATCCGAACGGAAACAAAGGCGGACAGCAGCTGCTTAATGATTTCGTGGAACAGCTGGCGCTGGATCTTCCGAAGTTTATGGAATCATCTGGAAAAGAAAAAGCACAGACATTGTTGAAGATTATCGGTGTAGGTGATCAGCTGACAGCTTTAGAGCAACAGGAAAAAGAACTTTATAATGAAAGATTGTATGTAGGACGTACAGCTGATCAGAAAGCAAAGTTTGCAAAAGAACAGCCGTATTATCCGGATGCTCCGAAAGATCTGGTGTCTCCATCTGATCTGATTAAACAGCAGCAGGAGATTCTAGCAAGAAACGGAGAAAATCAGAAGAAACGTGAGCGTGCAGATCATTTCAAACAATCTGTATTATTTCTCAATCAAGAAGTTTATGCGATGAGAGAACAGCTTGAGAAAAAAGAAAGTGAGCTGAAAGAAGCTCAGAATAATTTGCAGATTGCATTAACATCAGCGGAGGGATTACAGGACGAATCAACAGCAGAACTGGAAGAAAGTATTGCCAATATCGAAGAGATCAATCGCAAAGTCAGAGCCAATCTGGACAAGGACAAAGCGGAAGAGGATTCCAGAACGTATCAGGATCAGTATACAGAACTGACAAAGAAGATTGAATCAGTACGGGATGAAAAAACGAATCTTTTAAATACTGCTGACCTGCCACTTCCAGAGCTGTCTGTAAAAGACGGTGAGCTGGTGTACAAGGGACAGCAGTGGGATAACATGTCCGGTTCTGACAGACTTAAAGTATCCACAGCGATTGTCCGGAAGCTGAATCCGAAATGCGGTTTTGTATTACTGGACAAGCTTGAACAGATGGATCTTGATACCCTGCATGAGTTTGGTCAGTGGCTGGAACAGGAAGGACTCCAGGCAATTGCTACGAGAGTCAGCACCGGAGACGAATGCAGTATCATTATTGAGGACGGATATGTCAAAAGTGAAGAATCCGGTAATATGGATCCCGAACCTCAGACAGCTCCGACATGGAAAGCAGGTGTATTTTAATGGAGATAACAAAAGGAAAGATTCAGAAAGCGAAAAAAGTTGTGATTTATGGTCCAGAAGGAATTGGTAAATCTACGTTTGCAGCAAGGTTTCCAGGAGTAGTATTTATTGATACAGAAGGAAGTACTAACGATATGGATGTGGCAAGACTGCCACGTCCTACCAGTTGGAACATGCTCTTTGATGAAATCGAATACATTAAGACGCATACAAATGAGTGTAGAACATTAGTAATCGATACCGTTGACTGGGCGGAATTGCTTTGTGTGGAACATATCTGTGCTGTTCACAATAAGAAAGGAATTGAAGACTTTGGCTATGGTAACGGATACGTCTACACCAAAGAAGAGTTCGGACGGTTCTTAAATAAGCTGTCCGATTTAATTGAGATTGGCATCAATGTAGTGTTGACAGCACATGCGCAGCTTCGGAAATTCGAACAGCCTGATGAACTTGGAGCTTATGACCGTTGGGAGCTGAAGCTTGGGAAAAAGACACAGTCCCAGACTTCCCCATTGGTGAAGGAATGGGCAGATATGCTGCTCTTTGCGAATTACAAAACATTTTCTATTGCTGTGGGGAAAGACGGTAAGAAGCATAAGGGACAAGGTGGAAAACGTACCATGTACACACAGCATCACCCATGTTGGGATGCTAAGAACCGGTACGGATTACCAGAAGAATGTGAGTTTGATTACTCTGTAATTGCAGACATCATTGGAGGCACGAACACCGTAGCGCCTGAACCGGTAAAAGAAGGGAAACAGCAGATTGAGATTCAGAAGCCAGCTAAAAATAATGACTTCATGAATATTCCAAAAGACACAGATGAAAAGGTTGATTTTGACACCGGAGAAAAAATTGAAGAAACCAAGAAAGAACCTAAAGTTGAAGATTCTGCATTCCATATCGCGGATTATATTCCAAAAGCATTGAGAAATTTAATGTATCCGAATTTGGTTTCGGAGGAGGAACTTATGGAAGCTGTGTATCAGAGAGGATTTTTCCCAAGAGGGACGCCTTTTCAGAATCTGCCCCAAGAGTTTGTGGAAGGCTGCCTGATTGGAGCGTGGCCACAGGTATTAGATGTAATCAAGACAATACGGAGCAGTTATGAAGTTCCGTTCGATAAATAGGAGGTAAATGTAAATGAGTGATGAAGTAAAAGGAAGAGAGTTAGGCTGGGATGATGAAGTTGATAAAGGAGCGGATTATGTGCTCCTCCCGGAAGGAGAATATGATTTCACGATTGAGAGCTTTGAGCGTGGACGTTTCGAGGGTAGTGATAAAGCACCAGCGTGTCCAAGAGCAGAGTTGAAAGTAAAAGTGGAGACACCGGAGGGAGTGTGTCTTATGAATGAGAGCCTGTTGCTGTATGACCGCATGCAGTGGAAGCTTGCTGAGTTCTTCTTATCCATTGGGGCAGAAGAAGTCAATGGTAAAGTGAAGATGAACTGGAACATTGTTCCGAGAGCCACAGGGCGTGCAATTATTGAACAGCGTGCAGATCGCAAGGATCCTACCAAGAAGTATAACCATGTGAAGAAGTTCCTCCCGAAAGCAAAGAAAGAATATAAGGCAGGATCATTCTAATGGAACTTAGACCATATCAACAGCAAGCAAAAGATGCCATTTTTTCTGAGTGGGAAAATGGCATTAAAAAAACTCTGCTTGTGTTGCCGACTGGATGCGGAAAGACCATTGTCTTCGCAAAAGTTGCGGAAGAATGTGTTAAGGGAGGAAGCCGTGTCTTGATATTGGCACACAGAGGCGAGCTGCTTGATCAGGCGGCAGATAAGATCGGTAAATCAACAGGACTTGGCTGTGCAACTGAAAAGGCAGAGCAGACTTGTATCGGTAGTTGGTTCCGGATCGTAGTAGGGTCCGTACAGAGCATGATGCGAGAAAAGCGACTGAATCAGTTCCCGAACAATTATTTTAATACAATTATTATCGACGAAGCGCACCATTGTATTTCAGAAAGTTATCAGAAAGTATTGAGACACTTTCCGGATGCCGAGGTGCTGGGAGTAACAGCCACACCGGATCGTGGCGATATGCAGAATCTTGGTACTGTGTTTGAAAGTTTGGCTTACGAGTATACGTTACCAAGAGCTATCAAAGAGGGATATCTATCCCCGATCAAGGCGGTAACGATTCCACTTAAGATTGATATGTCTGCAGTAGGAGTCCAGGCAGGAGATTTTAAGAGCGGTGATATTGCTACAGCATTAGATCCATATTTGGAGAGCATTGCAGAAGAAATGGAGAAATACTGCAGTGATAAGAAGACAGTTGTTTTTCTTCCGCTTGTAAAGACCAGTCAGAAGTTCCGGGATATCTTGAATAACCATGGGTTTCGTGCTGCAGAGGTAAATGGAGACAGTAAAGATCGTGCTGAGATCTTAGAGGCATTCGATAAAGACCAGTACAATGTCCTGTGTAATTCGATGCTTCTTACAGAAGGCTGGGATTGTCCGAGCGTAGACTGCATTGTGGTATTAAGACCTACAAAAGTCAGAAGCTTGTATTGTCAGATGGTGGGACGCGGAACCAGATTGTCTCCGGAAACGAATAAGGACCACTTGTTATTATTGGATTTCTTATGGCACACAGAACGTCATGAACTTTGTCACCCAGCGTCATTAATCTGCGAAAGTGCAGAAGTAGCGCAGAAAATGACAGAAAATATGGAAAAAGATGCCGGCTGCATTATGGATATCGAAGAAGCAGAAAGAACAGCATCAGAGGATGTGGTCGCTCAGAGAGAAGAAGCGCTTGCAAAACAGCTCTCAGAAATGAAACGGCGCAAGAAAAAGTTGGTGGATCCATTGCAGTTCGAAATGAGTATTCAAGCGGAAGATCTCTCTGGGTACGTGCCGGCTTTTGGCTGGGAAATGGCACCGCCTTCTGATAAGCAGAAGCAGACACTTGAGAAGCTGGGAATCCTTCCTGATGCAATTGAAAATGCAGGAAAAGCGTCAAAAATCTTAGATCGATTGGATAAGCGTAGACGAGAAGGGCTTACAACACCAAAGCAGATACGCTTCCTGGAAAGCAGAGGATTCCAGCATGTAGGGACTTGGCAGTTCGAAACAGCAAAGAACATGATTGACAGAATAGCTGGTAATGGCTGGAGAGTACCAAATGGTATTAATCCGGCAGAATATAGAGGATAAAATATGGAGCAACATACAGATTTGCAGGAAATAATTGAATATCTGAATCCATCAGAGCTTGATTACCAGGACTGGGTCAATGTGGGAATGGCATTGAAACATGAAGGGTATTCCGTAGAGGTATGGGATGCCTGGAGTAAGAATGACCATCGGTATCATGCCGGGGAATGTGAGAAAAAATGGAATACTTTCCATGGTTCAAATTCTCCGGTCACGGCTGGAACGATTGTCCAGCTTGCTATGGATCACGGTTGGAAGCCGTCATATACAGCTTATGAGCTTGGCTGGGATGATGAAATCAGTGCAGAGGGTGTTGTAGTAGACTGTTCATGGGTCGAAGGAAAGGAAATCCATGAGCCGAGAAATTGGAATCCAGTAAATGAAATCATCAGGTATCTGGAAACATTATTCGACCCTAGCGAGAATGTAGGATATGTAACTGGAAGCTGGGAGAGAACTGACGAGAAAGGTACAAAGTATTTGCCACAGAAAGGTTGTTGGGACCGTACTGCAGGTCAGTTGATTGAAGCGTTAAACGGATGTAATGGTGATGTAGGTGCGGTACTTGGTGATTATAAGGAAGAAGCAGGAGCATGGATCCGGTTTAACCCATTGGATGGAAAAGGCTGCAAGGGTGAAAATGTAACAGAATTCCGTTATGCATTGGTAGAGTCTGATGCCATGGATCTGGAACAGCAGAATGCAATTATCCGGGAGCTGGAGCTTCCGGTCGCATGCCTGGTTTTTTCCGGCAAGAAAAGCTTGCATGCTATCGTTCGTGTGGAAGCTACAGATTATAAAGAATATCAAAAACGTGTGGAGTATCTGTATGATATCTGTAAGAAAAACGGTTTGATTATTGACACTCAAAATAAGAATCCGTCACGACTGTCAAGACTTCCGGGAGTGATGCGTGCAGGAAAAAAGCAGTATATTATTGACACGAATATTGGAAAAAACAGCTGGCAGGAGTGGTATGAGTGGATAGAATCCGTGAATGATGATCTGCCAGATACAGAGTCTCTTGAGAATGTTTGGAACGATTTGCCGGAGCTTGCACCGCCACTTATTGAGAACGTATTGAGACAGGGACATAAGATGCTGATTGCCGGTCCGTCTAAAGCTGGTAAGTCATTTGCGCTGATAGAGCTTTGTATTGCCATTGCAGAGGGGCGCAGATGGTTCAGTTGGAACTGCAGTCAGGGACGGGTATTATATGTGAATCTGGAATTGGACAGAGCGTCCTGTTTACATAGATTCAAGGACGTATATGAAGCATTAGGCTGGTCAGCGAGAAATCTTTCCAATATCGATATCTGGAATCTGAGAGGTAAGTCGATACCGATGGACAAGCTTGCACCGAAGCTGATCAGACGAGCCGCAAAAAAGAATTATATGGCTATCATTATAGATCCTATTTACAAGGTCATTACTGGTGATGAGAACAGTGCTGATCAGATGGCTAATTTCTGTAATCAGTTCGATAAGGTATGTACAGAATTAGGTTGTGCAGTCATCTACTGCCATCATCACAGCAAAGGAAGCCAGGGCGGAAAACGTTCTATGGACCGTGCATCTGGTTCCGGTGTATTTGCCAGAGATCCGGATGCTATGCTTGATCTGATTGAGCTTGACGTGACCGATGATTTGCGAAAACAGGAACAGAATAAGACGGTATGCGCTGCATGCCAGCGATATTTGGACAGTCATTTTGAATGGGAAGACGACCTGTCACAGGATGATTTATGCAGCCAGGTACAGATGATGAGCTACTGTAAGGAGCATCTGTCACCGATGCAGATGAGAGAGCTGCAGGAACACATAGACGCAGATCTGGCGGTGGCGAACACGAAGACAGCATGGAGAATCGATGGAACGTTGCGTGAGTTCCCGAAGTTCAAGCCAGTCAATTTGTGGTTCGATTATCCGATACACCATACGGATCAGTCGGGTGTACTGGACGATATTCAGCCAGAAGATGAAAAGCCGAACTGGAAAAAAGGACTGGAAGCAAGAAAGAAACAGGGCGAGTCTCAGAGGAAGAACAAGCAGGCAAAAGTAGACATGGCAATCGAAAGTTTTAAGTTCGAACATCATGATACATACCCAACTGTGAAGGAGTTATACGAGCAGATCAAGAGCAGTTCGGAAGCAGTTGGAGAGAAATATCCGGCAGAAAAAACGCTTTGGAACTCATTAAAAAAGTATGGGTATACGACAGACAAAGAGACAAAAAGGATTATCCCGTTACCATAAATTTTTAGGTGGTGGGAACATTCCCAGTTTCTAAAAAATCAAGGTAGTGGGAATCTTCCCGATTTTCTTCCCATTTTCTAGTTTTTAGGTGGTGGGAACATTCCCTCCCGGCACCTATATATACTACGTATATATCTATATCGGGAATGGGAATGTGCGGGCACCCCCTTTAAAGTGTGGGGCGATTGAAGTACGCCCCCACACACAGGCGGGAGCCCACCCAGCACAGATCAGGGTTCAGGGATGAAGAAAAAGATTTAACACTTTAAAGAGGTGAAGCAAATAAAATGACAGAGTTTTTTATGGCAATGGAACCGCCAACAGTAACACACCAGGAACACAAGGTCACAATCGTGAATGGCAGACCCGTGTTCTACGATCCGCCGGAATTGAAAGCTGCTAAGGAGAAATTGATTGGCAACCTATACAAGTATCGTATCATGGAACCGTACAGAACAGGCGTGAGGTTGATTACAAAGTGGTGCTTTCCGAAGAAAAATCATAAGGACGGAGAATACAGGATCACAAAGCCAGACACAGACAATCTGCAGAAGATGTTAAAAGACTGCATGACGTTGGTAGGCTTTTGGAAGGACGATGCACTGGTGGCGTCTGAGATTACTGAAAAGTTCTGGGCGGAGAAGCCTGGTATCTATATCCGGATAGAGGAGCTGCGATGAAAGTAGTAAAAGTAATGGCATTCCGGGAAGTGTATAAATTGTTCGTAGATGCCTGGATGTTGTACAGGAAGTATAGTGCAAGAAAAGTAACTGATGCGGAATGTGAAGAAATGATACAAGAGGTGGATATGCTTCGGAAACATTATCAGTCAGAATTTGCAGAAGATCTGTTGGTATGTGTTCTGAGAGAAATATCCAAGAGTCAGAGAGGAGAGAAGTAAATGTATACAGAAATGAGCTTAAAAGAAGCACTTAAGTATTTCATGAAGGGGCGAAAGGTTCTTGTGCTGAATGAATATGATGACAAGAGTATATCGGCAGAAAGGATAGAAGATTGTTTGCCGAAAGAAGCTAAGTATTTGGTAGATGTTCCTGCAGTACCAAATCCGGAGTTTGAACAGGCTGTACAGGATATGGTTGAGCCTGATCAGAATGAGAACGATGCTGAAGGGGACGAACAGCTCTCCCCCCCCAGACCAACCGGAGAAGAAACTGGAAAAAGAAACGGTAGCAGCTCCGGGGAAGATGAGCAGGGAAGAAAAAAGTAAGATCATTCGTCCGTTGATCAAGAAAGGCTTGAAGAATAAGGAGATTGCTGAGCGCACAGGAATTCCACTTGGAACAGTCAACGGCTTATCAGGACCTATCAGGAAAGAGCTAAAGAATCCGGTAAAGGCGGAAATGATTAAGTCCGGAGATAACTCTGACCGTCATAAATGCAGGACATGCCAGTATCGCCACAGTGATGCAGGTGGTTGTGATTACTGTATCCATACCGGTAGGGAACGTGGTTGTGATGTGGAAGTGTGCGATAAGGCAGTGGCAGGAGCGAGGTTGACTAAGAAATAAGGAGGAGCTGAGATAAATGAATAATACAGAGCTTATAGAGCGTTTGGTGGAACTGGAACGTTCAATGGTTGAAAGAAGAGATGTTGATGTAAAAGCATTTAAGGAGAAACAAAGGCAAGAGCTTGTAGATTACGAGCTTAAGAAAACATGGGAATCAAACGGATATAGTCAGGCTCTGGTTGATGTGAGGAATATTTTGAGAGGAGAATCACAAAACGACGAAGGAGTTGAGGACGATGCTCATTAAATTAATATATAAAATCCTAAAAAAACTTATTGATAATTGCGATAAATTCTACTTGGAGGAAACAGATCCGGACGTGATAGAGGCGAAAGAACTTCTTGGTAGAGTGGAAAAAGCTATGAAAGCAAAAGGAGATGATGCTAATGCACATCAGTAAAGACCAGCGCCTCGATGCTATATCAGGTCGTGACCAGATGGCAGAAAAGCCACCAACGGAAGAAGCAAGCAGACGCTTCCGGACACCGGCATGCTACAGCATATTGGGATATCTGGCAAGGCAGAAGGCGAAGAGGAACAAGATTGATACAGGGGGAGGAGATAGGACGTGGACAAGAATGTTCTGATCCAGTACGTGGAGATGAAGGAAGAAATAAAAGATCTGAGGAGACGGATTCATGAGAACGAGAGAGAACTAGCAAAGCTGGAGAACATGATTGTCACGGACTCTGTGACTAGAGGTAAGCGAGGAAAGAAGCCACTCGGAACAGTCAAGATCACGGGCAGACCGACAGCAGCTATTGCACTAAAGCAGAAGTTGTTGAAGAAACGAAATGACAGGCTGACGGCTTTGGAAGCGGAGCTGTTGGAGCTTACGAACCAGGCAGAGGAGTACATAGAGACGATACCGAAGAGCGAGCTGAGGATTATATTTCGGCTGTATTACATCGATGACCTGACCTGGTATCAAGTAGCATTGAAGATGAACCAGAAATTCCCGAAGAGGAGGATTAAGTACACAGAGGATAATTGTCGGATGCGACATAACAGATTTTTAGAAAAATTAGAATAAATGTTCGGCAATGTTCGCTTAAAAAGTGCTAGAGTATAAACTGAACTTAGTGAAAAGACAGTTTTCCACATTGAGTTCACTTCCTCAAGAAGTACATACAAAACCTAGAAGGAACGGCTTGGCAACAGGCCGTTCTTTTGTTGCATAATGTCGGATTTTGGGATATTATGAGGGTAGGTTTTTGTATGTATAGAGGAGGTAGAAAAATGAATATAGAGATTTGTATTAATACTAATAATTATAGCGGTAAAGATGTCCAAATAGATTTAAAAGATATTATGGATTTCACAAAGGATATGTATAGACTTGGAAATTGTGAAACGGTAGTAAAGTTTGAATGTATGCCAGCAGCAGTGCCTCCAGATTTAATACAAGTTGTGTTTAGAAATATGGAACATGGAATACAAATTATAGGAAGTATTCTTACTTTTAAAGAGATTGTAAAAGTGATTCTAGATTTCTTGAAAAAATGTAGAGGATACGAGAAGGCGATTGCAATTGATAATGATGATTGGGATGTTATTGAGATCACAGATAAAACTACAGATACGGAGTTACAGGGGAAAATATTAGCGATACTAGCAGAACAACAAAGAAAAATTGGAAGAGATATTTCAAAAATTATAAGTGATGATAAAAACAATTAGAAGCAAGGGCACCCTCCGGGGTGCTTTTTTGATGTAATAAAACAGGAAAGAGAGAGGTGGTGACGTGTCAGATGTAAAGGAGCAGATAAAAAATGATTACTTATCCGGTGTCTCTCCGAAGAAATTGTCTGAGAAGTACGACACCAGTCTGAATACAATAAAGAGCTGGATCAAGCGTTACAGCTGGTCAAAGCTCAAGAAAGAACGGGGTGCACCTTCTAAGGTTGAGGGTGCACCCTCTGTTGTACCCGTAAAAAGAAAACGGGGAGGACAGCCAGGGAACAAGAATGCAACAGGTCCACCGGGAAATAAACATGCTGAGAAGTTCGGGTTCTTTTCCAAGCACCTTCCGGAGGAAACATTATCCATTATTCGGGGGATGCCGGAAGATCCGTTAGATGTCCTGTGGGATCAGATACAGATTGCTTATGCTGCTATTATCCGGGCGCAGAAGATCATGTATGTCCGTGATCAGAATGACAAAATTAAGGAAATGACCTTGGATGGAAGTGAAACTACCGGATATGATGTACAGCAGGCTTGGGATAAACAGGCGAACTTCTTAGCGGCTCAAGCGAGAGCTCAGAAGACTCTTGAGGGAATGATTAACCGGTATGAGGATCTGCTGCATAAGAACTGGGACCTTGCTACAGAAGAACAGAGAGCTAGAATCGAGCAAATTAAGGCTAATACAGACAGGTTAAAATCTGGCGGAAATGATGATGGAGAGGACGGTGTGGTGATTGTCAACGACGCGCCAACAGGTGAAGATATCAGACATAGTGATACCGAAGTACCTGCCGATATTCAACAACAGGGCAGTTAAACACATTATCCTGACTTCCGGGCGTGCCGGAACGAAATCCAGTTATGCTGCTATTCGAACCGATTACCAGATTGTATCAGATCCGCATGGTTCTGCAGTAGTTCTTCGCAAGCATCATAACAAGCTCCGGAAGACGGTGTACAAAGAAATGATCCGAGGGATTAACCGGTTGGGAATTTCGAAGAACAAATTCACGATCATGAAATCCCCGATGGAAATCACTTACAAAAAATACGGTACGACCATTTACTTCTCTGGATCAGACGGCATCGACGATACGAAAGGTATTATTGATGAGGATAAGCCAATCAAGCTGGTAGTGCTGGATGAGCTGACGGAGTTCTTCGACGATGGCGAAGGCGAGGATGAGCTGAGCAATATCGAAGCGACATTTGTCCGAGGTAACAGTAGTGGATTCCAAATGATTTATTTGTATAATCCTCCGAAGAATCCAAATGCACCAATCAATCAGTGGTGCAAGAAGATGGAGAAACGTGAGGATTGTATTCATATCCACACGGATTACAGAGATGTTCCGGTCAGCTGGCTTGGACAGGCGCTGGTTGATTCTGCAGAAGCTATGAAGCGGGCAGATGAAAAGATGTACCGTTGGGTATGGCTTGGACAGGCAGTTGGTGTAGATGAGCTTATCTATTACATGTTTGGAGACCGGCACAGACAGAAGCCTGATCCGAACAGAAGATATGACAGAATTTATATTGGCGGCGACTATGGACAGCAGAATGCGACGACATTCCAGGCGTTTGGGTTAGACAGCTACAGAAAGAAGTTTCCTGGTCTGGGTGAATATTATCACAGCGGTCGGGAGACAGGCAAACAGAAGAGCCCATCAGAATATGCGCAAGACTTGGTTGAGTTCATGAATGAATTGCATGAGCAGTATGACAACCGGGTCTTTTATATTTTCCTTGATCCATCTGCAAAAGGGCTTGCGGAGGAAATCAAACGGGCGACCAGAGCAGTGAGCCTGGATTATCAGGTATTTCTAAGAGATGCTGAAAATGATGTGGCACTTGGAATCAGCCGTGTGCAGAAGGTGCTGAGTTTTGACATTATGAGCATAGCGCCCAAACAGGAATATGCGGTAAGTGAGTTCGGTACTTATGAGTACGACAAGAAATCCATTGAAAAAGGTAAGGAAGTACCTGTAAAAGAAGATGATCACTGCATGGACGCAATCCGATATTGTGTTATGGGAGCTTGGAAGAGGTTGAAATATTGGTTGCCGAAAGACGAAACGGAAGAAATAGATGTATGCGATATTAGCAGGAAGGAGGTAGAGGACGATGAATATCTTTAATTATTTCAAAAAAGCTGGAATCGATACGGTAGATGCATCATTTTACCGGAAGATAGCAGAGTGGGTGTCCTGGTATGAAGGAAATGTCAGAAATTTCTCTTTTTACAAGGTGTATGGCGGACGTGGAACATATAAGCGCTGCTGGAGAAAAAGTATGGGAATGGCAAAGAAACTGAGTGAAGATATTGCTGATCTCCTGCTCAATGAAAGGGTTACAATTACTCTGGACGATGAGGCTACGCATAATTTTGTGCATCAGATCCTTGATGATAACCGTTTTCTTGTTATGGGAAACGATTACCAGGAACGGAAAGCATTCACCGGGACGGTCGCATATATCCCGTATTTGGACAACGCTGAAATCACGGAGGAAGGTACAGTGATTTCCGGAAAGATCAGCATCAATTATGTGGACGCACCAAACATTTTTCCAGTCAGTTGGAACAACGGCAAGGTAACGGAGTGCATTTTCACTTTTCCACACACAATAGCGAGAAAGAAATATGTCCAGTTGCAGTCGCATCTCTTAGAGAATGGTGAATATGTAATTAAAAACACAGTGTTACGGTGTGATTCTGGAAGCCAGGAGGGTACGGAGTTACCTGAGAAAAAATGGAAACAGTTAAAACCATTCAAGGAGCTTGCAAAAGAAGTAAGAACGGGATTCAGCGAGCCACAGTTCGTGATTGACAGGCTGAACATTACGAACAATGCTGATGAAAACAATCCGATGGGTATTGCAATCTTCGCAAATGCAATTGATACGCTCAAGAAGCTGGATATTGAGTATGATTCATACTGCAATGAATTCGAGCTTGGCAGAAAGCGTATTTTTGTACGCCCGGAGATGCTGACTAATGCAGATGGTACACCAGCATTTGATCCAAGCGACAGTGTATTTTATGCACTGCCAGATGATGATGCAAATGGAGAAGGCCTTCTGAAAGAAATTGATATGTCTCTCCGGGCAGAGCAGCACAGCAAGGCAATCAATGATGATCTGAATTATCTGTCGCTAAAATGTGGATTTGGTACAGACCGATATCAGTTCGGGGCGACTGGAGCTAAGACAGCCACAGAGATTATTTCGGAAAATTCAGATATGTATCGAATGATTAAGAAGCATGAAATACTTTTGGAAGATGCTCTGAGGCAGTTGATTCAAATTATAATCCGTCTGGGAATGATACTGGGGAATACACTGAATCCTGAATGCGAAATCACCATTGACTTTGATGATTCAATTATTGAGGACAAAGAGACAGAGCGGAGCAGAGACAGACAAGATGTCAGTATGGGTGTCATGAGCCTAGCTGAGTATCGTGCTAAGTGGTATGGAGAATCAGAAGAAGATGCTGCTAAGAATCTCCCAGAGCAAAATCAGGTGATGGAGTAATATGAAAGATGATTACAAGAATAAGCTTGCAAGTAAGATTGCTTCCAGGTATCAGGATTTGGAAGAGCGTATCATGCAGGATATTGTCCGGAGGATTGTGAAAGCTGGTGAAATAACCAGTACTGCAGATTGGCAGATTAACCGGTTACGGATTTTGGGATATTCCTCCGAGGATATTGAGAAAGAAATCAAAAAGGCGCTCAATGCTTCTTATCCGGAAATGTTCGAGTTATACGACAAGGTGATCAACTGGGAATACGTCCGGAATAAGGAGATATACGAGCAGATCAACGCTAAGTACATACCATTCGAAGAGAACGGACAGCTCAAGCAGATTACAGAAGCAATCATTGACCAGAGTTTTGGTGATTTGGAGAATGTGACCAACTCCCTTGGCTTCTACCTGGACTATGGCAATGGTCAGAAGGTATTGACGCCACTTTCTCAAGTGTATACCAAATACCTTGATGCAGCGTGCTATGATATCGTGACCGGAGCATTTGATTATAACAGTGTGTTGCGTAGAGTTGTGACACAACTTACCAACAGCGGACTTCGGCAGATTGATTATTCTTCCGGGAGAGCTAACCGGGTTGATGTGGCTGCAAGAAGAGCGGTCATGACTGCAGTCAGTCAGATTACCGGAAAGATATCTGAGTACAACGCACAGAAGCTTGGCACCGAGTATTTTGAGGTTGAGTGGCACGCCGGAGCACGTCCGACTCATGCAGTATGGCAGGGGCGTGTCTGGTCAAAGGAGCAATTGTATTCAGTCTGTGGACTAGGTACCGTGACCGGACTTCTGGGAGCTAACTGTTATCATACTTATTATCCGTTCTTCCCTGGCATTTCACAGCGCAACTGGTCTGATGATTGGCTGGATGCTAAGAATGAGGAAGAAGCAGAACCTAAGACATTTGATGGTAAGGAATATACCTTGTATGAAGCTAAACAGAGGCAACGACAGATGGAAACAGCTATGAGAGCGCAACGCGAGAAAGTGCGATTACTGCAGTATGGTGGCGCTGATCAGGACGAAATCATTCTGCACAAGGCGAAATATCAAGGACAGCTCAACGAGTATTCCAGGTTCTGCAGGAAGATGAGTCTCACGGAAGAGCGTGAGCGTATCTATTTGGATATGCGTGGAAAGGTTGCTACGAACAACAAGAGTCAGAATTTCATGTTCCACCCAGAAATGGTTAAGAACGCATCGAAAGACGTAGCTCAGTATAAAAGATATAAAGAAGTTCTTGGAGATTCTGTTGGTTCACTTGCTAAGTTCGGGCAGGTGAAATATAATGATAGTGAACAGTGGGAAAAGCTTCAGAATAGATTTTTCACACATCTTGAGATTAACAAGAAAGATTGGTCGGAAGAATTTAAGAACACGTCTAAACAGGCGTATGATAGATTCAGAGAGCAAGGAGAAGAATTATCAGTTCATGCTTTGAGTCGATTACCAAGATTAAATAAGCCAGGATATGAAGTGATTCACGAAGAAGATGTGCTCGATCTAATAAAAACTATGCCGAATTATTCTGAAGGAGAAGAGAAAATGATTTGGTTCAGCCCAAGCAAACAGCTTGTAGTTATAAAAAATAAAAACTCCGGCGATATAGTTAGTATTGTTCGAAGGAAAAATAAAAAGGAGGAATGGACAGATGCAGGTCTTTAAAAAATATATGAATTATATAAAGGATTTTCTTGAAAATACTCCGGAAGATATATATGAGTTTTCTATTATCCTTGAAGATGCATTAGTTGATGAGTACGATGCAATGCATGCGGAACAGCCGAGAGCAACTGAAATATTGGCAGAAGAAACCCCAGACATTTGTGCATCAGCAGAACCGGGAATGAAGCCAGAGGAGATTGAAAAATTTAAACATGAGTTGGAAATTGAATACAACAAAGCGTTAAAAGCAGTTGTGTAGTTACCACCAGTCGATATGACCGGTGGTATTTTTGTACGCATTTTTAGGAGGTATCATGATAACTGTAACAGTAAAAGATAAAAAAATTAGCATGTCTGGTCATGCCTGCCGGAAAGATTCCAACGGTATCGACCGGGTATGTGCGGCAGTATCAGCTCTGACATGCAGTTTGATCAATTCGTTAAGAGATCTGACTGATGACAGAATCCGTGCAGATACAGGCAGCGGTATGATGGTAATTGAATGGGAGAATCTTTCAGATGGTGGAAAACTTCTGATAGATTCATGGTTCCTGGGACTTACAGATATCAACCGGGAATACAATTGTATAGAATTTCAGTAACAAGCACCCGAGAGGGTGTTTTTATTATGTCCAAAACGTGAAGACAAAAAAAGCTCGGGAGCCTGTCGAGGCAAAACGGAGGTAAAAAGCATGAAATACAGAATGAATTTACAGCTCTTTGAAGACGGCACAGGAGCTGGCTCTGGTGGACAGGGTGGAAATGCCGGGGCTGGAAACGGCGGTCAGGGATCCGCTGGGAGCGCATCCGGAGCGCATAATACCGGAACATATACCTATGAACAGCTGGAAGAGATTGCGAGCGCGAGAGTAGAGCGTTCAGAGAGAACAGCACTTGCAAATTTCTTTCGGACGCAGGGAATGACAGAAACTGAGGTCACACAGGCAATCAATAATTTCAAAGTAGAACGTGCTGCCAATCAGCCAGACGCTGCAAAGCTCCAGAAGGAGCGTGACGATGCTTTGAATGAGGTGCAGCAGATGAAGAATGAAAAATTCTTATCTGGGAAAGGTGTGAAATCAGAAGATCTTGATTATGTCATGTTCAAGGTATCGAAACTTGTAGACGATAAGACAACATTTGAGAAAGCTGCAGAAAGATTCCTGAAGGAGAATCCAAGATTTGCAGGTGGTACGAACAGTTATCGTATTTCAACATCTGCAGGGAACACTTCTGAGGGTTCTGGTGGAGATATGAACGCTTCCATCAATGATCGTATCCGTGCTGCAGCAAGAAGATAATGGAGGTATAAAATGAATAAAAACAGAATGAATTTAAGAATGTTCCAGGACGATGTGAATATTATCGACCGTACCGGAGCAGAGTCCCTGATTCCAACCCAGGAAACAAAAGAAATTATTCAGGGTACAATTGCGCAGTCTGCAGTACTGTCAAGGGGACGTAAGCTGGCAAATATGACAAGCAAGCAATACAAGATGCCAGTTCTTGATATGCTGCCGATTGCCTATTTCGTAAATGGCGATTCTGGACAGAAAAAGACAACAAAGCAGGCATGGGATAAGAAATTTATCATTGCAGAGGAAATTGCGGTAATTGTACCGATTCCAGAATCTGTATTAGATGATTCAGACTATGATATTTGGGGCGAAGTAAAACCAAGGGTCACAGAGGCATTTGGAAATAAGATTGATGGAGCTGTACTGTTTGGTACCGATAAACCGTCTACTTGGAGAGACGATGTTGTTGCGACAGCCACAAAAGCTGGATCCGTGGTAACACTTGGCTCAGCGGATCCGCTGTATGACAAAATCATGGCAGAAGACGGTGTGATTGCCAAAGTTGAGAATTGCGGATACATGGTCAATGGTCACATGGCTGATATTTCCATGAGAGCGAAGCTTCGCGGGCTGAAAAATACCAACGGTGATCCGTTGTTCAAAACAGATATGCAGGGTTCTACACAGTATGCACTGGACGGTTCTCCAATGAACTTCCCAAACAATGGGTCATTTGATAAGACTAAGGCACTGATGATTTCCGGAGATTTCTCACAGCTTGTATATTCCATCAGACAGGATATTACATTTAAGTTGTTTACTGAGGGTGTTGTTCAGAACACAGATGGATCTATTGCATACAACCTGATGCAGAATGACATGGTTGCACTTCGTGCAGTAATGCGTCTTGGCTGGGAGATTCCAAACCCAATCAATGCACTTGCAAAAGATAAAACCAAAAGATGTCCGTTCTCAATTCTTAAAGCAGGGGAGTAGGAGTAAATGTACGCAGATTATTCATATTATGCGGATCACTATGGCGGGGATATTCCTGAAAGGGAATATCCATCTGCTGAGCGCAGGGCTGAAGCTTATATCAGGAAACTGACTTATGTCAGAGGAGATATTTTTGCAGTTGACAATACTGTGGTAAAAGATGCAGTGTGCGCTGTGGCTGACGTGTATTATTCCTGTAAAAAGAAGCAGGAAGCAGGTACGGTCAAGTCTGAGAATAACGATGGCTACAGTGTATCATATGCGGTAGAACAGGCTGATGGTCAGACAATGGAAGAGCTGATCAGAAAGAAAGCGTATGAAGCTGCATCTACATATTTGCTTCCGACCGGGTGGTTATCAAGAAAGGTAGGGTGTTGTCATGCTGACAAATGCGACGATTACAATCTATAACCGAATTCCCGGAAAAAAGAACACATTTGACACCTGGCACAGAACAGTGATTAGAGATGTACATGTGTACGTGGATCACAAGGCATCTGTTGGAGATTCCGGGCTTAACAGCGCAGAAGTGTACAAGATTCGTATTCCTGCAGATGTGGAGAATGCAGATCAGTATCTTCCGCCAGAGGAATATGTGAAGAAAGATAATCCGGGAGATTGCTGGACGATTCAGATTGATGATCATATTGTCCTGGGAGAATGTGACAAGGAGATTGAAAAGCCAGCAGATCTCACCGATGTACGATTGAGACACTGTAAAGTGTTGTCCTGGTCAGACAACCGCTTCGGAGGGCTCCCGCATTGGAGAATAGGAGGCGCTTAAGATGGCATCAAAGAAAAATTTCAGCATTACAACTCCAAGAGGAAGCGTATTCACAGAGATAACGGCGAACGGTTCTGTCCAAGCGAGGCTTGAATGGAATCCGTCATTTGCCCGGACAAAAGCAGAGAATTTTTCGAAAGCTCAAGAGTTTGTCGATTCCGAATGCCTGAGATATATGAATCCGCTCACGCCAAGGAGAACAGGTATGACGATTAAGTCAGCAACACTTGGAACCGTGATAGGTTCTGGATCCATTGAGTACCTGACACCTTACGCCCGCCGGCAGTATTACGAGCATAAGTCTAAAGCGAGATGGTTCGAAAAGATGAAGGCAAGCAACAAGGAAGCTATTCTGAAAGGAGCAGAGCAGATTGCAGGACGGTAAGAAACCGATTATCCAGAGTATCCGGGATTATGTTATGACGTACCCGGATATTGATGACCGGAAAATTAATATTGATTATCTTGGCAATGGAATGGAATATTCTATAGACCCAATTGGGGCAGATCCTATTTATAAAAGATATGTAGATGGGAGCTGCCTGAAACAATTCCAGTTCGCATTCACTTCGAAAGAAGCTTATGATGGTGACGCCAGAACAGGCATTGCCAACAGTGGTTTTTATCAGGATTTTGCGGAATGGACAGAACAGAACAATTTAGACGATATCCTCCCGGAGCTGGACGGTCACGATGCTATACGGGTAGACGTGTTGCAGTCCGGCTATTTATTTAGCACAGAGGAAGATCTGGGGCGGTATCAGATGATTTGCAGATTGATTTATAAGTAGGAGGTACAAAATGTCAGGAGCAGATACAAAAAAGAAATTAGTCGGAAGACATAGAAAAGTTGCGTTTATGGACGCGACCGGAGATGGCAAGACATTTACTCGCATGACAGGATTTACAAATATGTCAGAGAGCAAAAACTCTTCAGAGTATAGCCGTCATTATGTGGATGAGGAAAGCGAGAGAATAGATGTGGTCGGATATGCACCGGCGGTTGAGTATGAATTTGACCGTTACACGAACGATCCAGTACAGGCAAAAATTGCCGAGATTGCAGATGATGAGCTTCTTGGTTCTGATGCACAGGTAACTGTTGTGAGCGTGGATCTTTTTGATGTTAAAGCCGACTCTCCAAATACATGCGTTGCCAGAAAACGTGACTGGAGTGTTGTTCCGGATTCTTCCGGAGATGGAACCGATGCCTTGATCTACAAGGGTAGCCTGAAAGCTAATGGAGAACAGGTTAAGGGTACCGCCACAACGACAGACAACTGGCAGACATGTACATTTACAGCAGAGTAAAGATAGGAGAGTGAGCCGATGAGCCTTTTTAAATACGGAAATCTCGAAGCAGAGATTGATTTTACCGATGTTGATTTTTTAGAAAATCTGGACGAAGCAAAGAAATTAATGGCTGATGAAGCAGCACAAGTACCGAAAACCGGAAAGACAGCGGATATTATTCGCGCGCAGTGTCAGTGTTATTTTAACTTTTTCGACCGGGTGATTGGAGAGGGAGCACACGAGGAGATGTTCCAGGGTAGAACCAGCCTTAATTCATGTCTCGATGCCACAGATGCACTTCTTAAGTTCGAAAATGATGAGGCGCTTAAACTGAATGAGAAATATAGTGATTATATGGTTCAGCAGCATGGGAACAGGCAGCAGAACCGTAATTACAATAAACAGCATGGAAAGAAGCACAATAAAGGAAATGTTAGTTATTATCCTAATGGTAATAGGTAGCATGCTATGAACATTCTGATTGATAAGTTTCCCGATGCGGTATGCGTAAACGGGAAAGACTATGAGGTCGAGACAGATTTTCGGGAATGGATACGATTCACGAAGTTAGTGGAAGACGAGGACGTCCCGTGGCAAATTAAGTGCCGGCTATTATTGCAGTGGTATATAGATGGAATTCCGGACGATTTGGAAGAGGCAATTGAGGCTCTGGGAGATTTTCTTGCAATGAGGCAGGATGGCGAAGAATCCGATGAGCCAATGCTTCCACCAAAACAAGTGTATTCTTTCGATGAGGATATGGTTTGGATTTACAGCGCATTCCGCGAAGCATACGGAATCGACCTGCAGTCTGTGCCATATATGCATTGGTGGGAGTTTCAGACGCTGTTCATCGGACTTCCGGACAACACAGAAATCAAACAGCGCATTTTGTACCGGAACACAGACCTCCGGGATATCAAGGATAAGGACGAGCGCAAGAGAGTGAAAAAGATTCAAGAGGCAGTCGCTCTCAAGAAAAAGAAGCGCAGGAAAATGACAGATTATGAGATTGGAGATATGTTCGCGTGATGAAGCATATGATTAAGATCCCGACAGAACGAAAATGGTACAGATGTCCTTATTGCGGTAAGAAGTTATTGATTTACGAGGATACAGCCAAATGTAGTGGAGTGTATCTAAACTGTCGGGAATGTAAAAGAGAAATAAATATTAAGATTTAAAAGCACATGTGAGCCGTTGAGCCGTGCTATCAGAAAGGATGATAGTATGGCAGACGGACGTTTGAATTTTGATACCAAGATAAATGAAAAAGGTTTTAATGAGGGCGTTAGCAAACTAAGCGCTCTCGGAAAAAGCGGACTATCCATAGTGTCTAAGGCAATGACTGGAGCTGTGGCAGCTGTAGGAACCGCTGCCGGCGTAATCATTAAGTCTTCACTTGGTGTTGTTGCGAATATGGAGCAACAGGTAGGCGGTGTCGAAACACTGTTCAAGGATAGTGCGGACACCGTAATCAAGAATGCTAACCGTGCATATAAAACAGCGCAGATATCTGCAAATGATTACATGTCTACAGTCACGAGCTTTTCTGCATCCTTGCTGCAGGGACTTGGTGGGGATACGGCTAAAGCAGCAGAGATTGCAGATATGGCGCTCATCGATATGGCAGATAATGCCAATAAGATGGGTACCAACATGCAAGATATCCAGAACGCCTATCAAGGCTTTGCTAAGCAGAATTATACGATGCTCGACAACCTAAAGCTAGGTTATGGCGGTACTCAATCGGAAATGATTCGATTGATTAATGATTCTGGAATCCTAAATGAAAAGATAAGTGATCTGGACAATGTCACATTTGACCAGATGATCCAGGCAATTCATGTAATTCAGCAGAATCTTGGAATTACAGGCACTTCAGCGGAAGAGGCCGGAGAAACCATTGAAGGATCTGTTAATTCTGCTAAGGCAGCATGGGAGAATTTCCAAGGCGGAGTAATAACAAGTCAAGAGCTTGTAGAAACATTTGGAACAGCAACTCAGAATATTCTCAAGAATCTTGGTGAGATAGTCCCAAGATTGGGAAAAACCGGACTTGAAGTTGTTGGGGCAATTGCTGATAAAATTGGCAATTCCGTTCCAGCGGCGAAAGGTTTTGCTGATGCAGTTGGAAACATTACTGATAAGCTCGGCAGTATGGATACCGGACAACTTGCAAACCTCGGTAAGATGTCCGCAGTTCTGATTGGTACAGTTCCTGCTTTTTCACTGATTGGCAAGAGTGCCGGAACATTTTCTGATGTCCTCGGCGGATTAGGGGAGGTTAGCGGTGGAGTTACCGCTAAGTTTCAGAAGATTCCGGGAGGAATCAAGAGTCTTGAGACAAGTATGCAATCCGGAGTGAAGGTATTCCATAACATTAAGGATGCCATATTACTTCCGTTTGAAGATTTGTCTCCGAGTCTAACTAAGATATTTGGAAAAGTAAGTAGCTCCGTTAGTTCTGGCCCACTTGGTAAGCTTGTAAATGATTTCGCAGAAATTCCAAAAGGAATTGCAGCTTCATTTGGAAAAATCGGACCAGCTATTTCCGGAAAATTTCCAAAGATAACAGGCGTTGTTAAATCCATTGGAAGTAGTATATCCGGAACGTTTACGACCATAGCGAATGGGGCAAAGGGATTTGGTTCATTGCTAGGAGGGGCACTTAATTCGGTATTACCAAAGATATCCGGATTTGCAAATAAATTCATAGGCTATCTTGGAGTAGCAGGAGATGCATTTGCACCAGTCTTATCAAAAGCAGCAAGTTTTGTTCCTCAGTTATTGGGATTTATGAATATAGCAGCGGTAGTTGCTCTTGTAGCCGTGGGGCTTGGCTTATTATACAGCCAGTTCGGTACACAGATAGACCAGATACTGCTTATGATGCAGACTAAGGGACCAGAGGTTATCACCAATTTCTGCAATGGAATTGTAACAGCATTACCGAATTTGATTGCGCAAGGCGCTACGATGCTGAATAACCTCATGCTTGCGATTACAGCAAATCTACCGGCAATTATTCAAGGTGGTATTGCAATTGTATCTACTCTGATTACAGGCATTGCGCAGCAATTACCTACATTGATTCCAACAGCGCTCATGATGATTTTGACGTTGGTCAGTTCCTTACTGTCTAACGTTGGACAATTGGTAGACGCAGGCATTAACCTATTGGTTGGACTGGCTCAGGGAGTTGTGAATGCACTTCCACAGCTAATTAATAAGGCACCGACGATTATCGGGCAGTTAGCAACGGCAATTATTTCCAATCTGCCGAAGATTTTGCTTGCCGGAATTAAGATTATAACAATTCTAGGAACCGGACTTATCCAGGCAGTGCCACAGCTTATTAGTAAGATTCCATCGATTATCAGCCAAGTAAAGAACGCATTTACAAGTGTTGACTGGAGTGGTGTTGGAAGGAACATTATCAGTGGAATCGCAAACGGCCTCAAGGGTGCCGCAGGAGCAATTGTAGAAGCTGCCAAAGGTGCAGCGGAAAGCGCACTGAATGCGGCCAAGAATTTCCTTGGTATTCATTCCCCGTCACGGGTATTCCGCGATCAGGTTGGAAAGATGATGGCTCTTGGAATGGGAATAGGTTTTGAAAAGAACATCCCGATTAACATGATGCAAGCAGGATTGAAAAATGTAGTATCGTCATTGCAGGCGAGATCTGTTGCGGTTCAATCTGCTGCATATGCAGGAGCAGGAACTGGATATGCGGGAAGCAATACGGAAACGCAGAATGTCTGCCAAATGTTGTCAAAAGTGGCAGCCTTATTAGAAAAGTATACTGACAGACCAGTTGAGGCTAACCTGTATCTAGACAAGAGAGTTGCAGCGAAGGCATTGGCGAAACCAATCAAAGAAGAAAACGATAAGATGCAGAGAGAAAATAGCAGAAAGGCGGGAATAAGATGAGCTTATCTGTAAGATTCAACGGCAGTGAATTAAATAAGTATATTAATGTGCTAAGAGGATTTACGCCAAGAAAAGGCGTAAGCTGGGCCCCACAGGTGACTGAGCTATCTGCGGGTACGCGAGGTGCAAAATACAAAACGACAGCATACAAGTCCAAAACAATACCAATGCCGTTTTCAATAGAGGGCAATATAGAAGAAAAATATAATGAGTTGGAGCGTATCCTGAATGTAAATGAACCAAAAGAACTTATATTTGGTAGCACACCGAGCAAGGTATATTATGCGATTCCAAATGGCGATCTTGACCTGGAGGAAATGTTGTATTTCGGGGAAGGAACTATAGAATGGGTCGTTCCGGAAGGTGTGGCGTATTCTTTGGCAGAAACAACCGCGACAAACAATGGAACGACCACGGGAATCACACTAAAAAATAATGGAACAGAATCTGTTCCAATCAATGTTGCAGCCCTCATGAAGTCCGAGAATGGATATCTTGGACTGACTCTGGACGATCGATTCTATCAGATCGGGCATCCAGAAGAGGCAGATGGTGTGAGTTATGAGGCATCCGAGCGGTTATTTGATGACCACTTATATAAGGACTGCGGTTGGGCGCTCAACCAAGGAATTACGCCTCCGGTCACGCCGGAGAGACTGCAGTCGGGTACAGTGGCTTATGTTAAGGAGTCTGGAATAGAGGGATACGTGAAAGTATCCAATTATAAGACTGGTGACAGCTGGCATGGAGCAGCATTGACTAAGACAGTGCCGGCGGATGTAAACGGAGAATATCCAGAGAACTGGCGCTGTGATTGGCGATTTGACTTCAATGTGGTGGGAGCTGGATCTGATGCAGGAAAGCAGGTCGGACACAATTCCGTAACGTTCTCAGATGCAGACGGTAACATCATTGTTGCAGTGGTGTTTGAGGACAACAATGCGTCTCTTGAACGATCAGATATGGCGATCTATATTGGTCAGAAGCGTGTTTGGGATACCAAGAACACTACGAAGTTCTATGTGACGGGACGCGAAGGTGATGGTGCTTGCATGCGAGTAGAAAAGATTGGAGAGAACATTACGGTCAAATTCAGTTACGCTGGAATCAGCAAGACCTTTAAGGCGGAGGATTCTTCGGCGAAACTTAGGAAGATTACCTGGTACGGTGCAGGATACAAAACGAATCCGGTGATTCGAAACAATTTGTTAAGAGCGATTAATGTGGTGAAACATAATGTCCAGAAGTATGATGATATTCCGAATTATTTCCAACCGGATGATGAAATCTACCTAGATGGAAATGCTAATAAATTATACATTAATGGGATTCTGGACTGGGATACCGTGGACATTGGGAGCCGACCGCTGCTTCTTCCTCCAGGAGAACATACACTTGGCATTGTAACATCAACATTTTCGCAAATACCAGAAGTTACAGTAACTTATAGAGAGAGGTGGTTATAGATGGAATGGTTTATCATCGGGCGTGACATGCATGTATTGTGCAATCCGTCTACAGATACTCCGGACAGTCTTCAAATTGATGATAGTGGGTCTAATCAAGGTCAGATAATTTCACTCACTAACAATGTAGCAATCGGAACTTATGATTTTACGACATTTCCCGACCATGAAGATGTTAAGTATATTACGGAAGGAAATTATATTGCTTTTAAGGATAAATACGGAAAAGACCGTCTATATACCATCATGACAGTTGAAGGAGACGATGAATTAGATGTGCATTGTGAGGATATTGGTCTAGACCTTATCAATGAGGTTGCGGGAGCCTGGAATGTGTCGGCAGAATCTGTAGAAAATACCATGAATCGATGCTTACACGATACAGGTTGGGAAATCGGTATCAATGAGATTCCAGATCGCAAGAGAGCCACAAAATACGAAAGCAAGACGGATAGTCATCTCGCCAGAATCGGGATGATTATGAATGCATTTGAGGCAGAGTGCGAATTCGTGATTGAAATGAATGGGGCAACTGTAACAAAGCAGATCGTGAACATTTACAAGATAATTGGCGAGGACAAGGTCAGGCAGACATTTATCGATAACATCAACTTGATTGCCCTGACCAGAAGTGGAAGCATCGAAGATCTGTGTACTTGTTTGATCTGCTACGGCAAGGAAACGGATGGTGTAGTGACGAACATTTCTTCTATTGAATACGATGATGGAAGATATTACAGCCCCAAGGGGCATACGCGTATCTATGATAGGGAAGCGCATCAGAAATGGTCCAGATTCCGAGCTTACGATTATGCAGGACAGGGAGAATTTGACGGATATATCAATGGGGCATTCGAATACGACACGGATTCTCCACAGGAACTGTTTGATCGAGGCTTATCAGAACTCAAGAAACGGAATGACAAGAAAATATCCTATGAGGCAGAGTTATATGATTTACAGGCGGATATCGGGGACACTATTCAGATTGCAGATAATCGTTATCGGGAAAAGATATACTTGTCTGCCAGAGTGCAGGAAGTACAGAATCATTACACGGTTGTCGGAGAAGATACCGGGAAACTTGCTAATTATACATTAATGGAATCCAAGAAGACGCAGGATGTTGATGCCATCATGAAAGAGCTGCAAGGCAAGATTGTATCTGTGGATCACAGCGAAGTAAGTTATCAGGTCGGAGATTCCGGGACAGAACCACCAGAAGGAGAATGGAGCTCCGAGCCAGTATCTGCAGAGTCGGGAAAATATCTCTGGACTAGAACAATTACCTATTATACGAACGGCAGTAGCAACACCGCTTACTCGGTTGCGAAGAGTGGAACTAACGGAGAGCCGGGAGAGGATGGTTATTCCCCGACCGTGGGCATCGATAAGAAAGATGGTGAGACTACGATTACAGTAACAGATAAGAACGGTGCGAAATCTGAAACTATCAAAGATGGGACTCCGGGCAAGGATGGAGATTCCGGAATCATTGTATCCGATACAGCTCCAGAAGTCCCAGAAATGAATCAGTTATGGACGACTGGATCAAAACAGCCAATTAAGCGGTGGGATGGAAAAGAGTGGGTGCTATATTATATTGCGATTGAAAATCTTGACGTTGAGACGCTGAGTGCCATTACTGCGAAACTTGGAACAGTAACTGCAGGAATCATACAGAGTGAAGATGAGCAGTTCGTAATTAATACCCTTGAACAGTTGATTTCATTATATTCCAAGACAAATGGCTACACCCTCGATATGGAACGTGGTGAGTTACAATTTGGTGGAATGGATTACTCGACCGGATACCAATTGCCAACGATACTATCGCCTATCGGGTGGTTTGGGGATGTGAACGGGGACAGGGCCAGGTATTTTCTTCGGCACAAGTCTGATGATGTATATGTCGGATTAACTAAAGACTATTTTACAAATTGCCAGGAACTTCCGATCTACAAGACGCTCAAAGAATATAAGAACATGAAGCAGAATATCAACCGGATGACGGCGGGAACGAAAGTCGTACAGACCTCTAATAGTGCCACATCGGTAGCGGTTCTAACTAGCGCAGAGCTAAATACTCTGTTGGACGTGGACGATAGTTCAAACAGCAATACAACCGTGTCATTCGTAAATGGTGACGGCTCTGTTCAGACTGTGCATGTGCAAGGAGCGACATATCTGAATGGAGTCTGGTACGCGACGTTGGCATCTGGCGCGAAAGCTGGCTCTATTAGAATTAATTATATGGCTATGTATTTCGGTGAAAGCTCGGGAGCATCTGGAACTATGAAAGCACAGGCTAAGACGGTGACTCCAAGAGTTGCAGAACAAGTAGTTACGCCGGATGAAGGTTATAACTGTCTGTCCAGTGTGACAGTTCGGGAAATCCCGTATACAGAGTCTGATGGAGAATCCGGCGGAACAACTGTCAATATCGGATAGGAGGTGAAAAAGTGGGAATCAACAAGGTAATGTATGGCTCAAAGACGGTCATAGACCTATCGGGCTCTACGGTAGCTCCAGATAAGATGTTGAAAGGAATCATAGGGTATAACGCTGCGGGCGAAGAGGTTATTGGAACACATCAGTGCCAGGCAGGCATCGGAACTGGTGCTTATGTATGGGCAATTTACGATACAAAAGAAGAGTGGAATTATACAACAAAAAGTTTGACAAGTACATCCTTTCCAGATGGTTATGATAGCACAACATATGTTGGTTGGACTATAACGAATGACGGATATTTTGAATTGAATAAAGGGACAACAAGTGGTGACACATATTATCTACCGGAAGATTCGGTGGGCAGGAAAGCGAAGAAAATTCTGAGAAAGGGTAGGTACTCGGTTATCAATCCGTATACGGTTATGACGGTAAAGGATGCACCGGACACAGTAAAAGGTGATAATCTGCTCGGATATATATCGACAGACGCGGAAGACGCATATCCATTAAAGGGTGTCCAAGATAATAAGTATTATATCCGTATATCTGGTTCAGATGCCGATGTTACAGCAGGTAAGATGCTATCTGGAATTGTTGGTTATACAAGCAACGGAAAGGTAACAGGTTCCATCCAAAACCAGGCTGCACAAACAATAACACCAGGCGCATCAGATAAGACCATAGCGTCTGGAAAGTATCTGTCAGGTACGCAGACAATCAAAGGTGATGCAAATCTGTTAGCGGAAAATATTAAAAACGGTGTATCCATTTTCGGAGTTGTCGGAAGTTTCGCAGGGGGCAGTTCTGGTGGAAGCAAGACAGCACAAGGGACTGTTACGGGTGCAGGCGCAGATCCAGTTACGATAGATACGGGACTTGATAATGTTAGCACTTTTGTGTTATTTTGCCACAAAAGCGCCTCGACAAGTGGAGTGATAAGTGCGGCATATGCAGATGGAATTACAACAGGTGTCGGTGTAAGTTATAGTCAGTACTTTAAGACTATTGGATATGGATCGGGGACAATTGCCGTCGAAGGCGGAACGGTTTCGTATACACCAAAAGATAATACGGCAATAACAAAACTAATGCAGGGCGCGGAATATACCTGGATAGCAATAGAATAGGAGGAAAATTATGAGAAAAATGAAAAAATTAATAGCAGTTGTATTAATGGCAGTATTAACACTTGCCTGTGCAGTGCCGACAATGGCATGTACGCCACCACTCAAACCACCACACATTGATATACCGGAAATCGAAGTTAAGATTGACGATAAACTGCAAGCCGGAATTGATGCTGCGGCAAAGAAGTTTATTGAAAAGAATGTATTGAGCAAGCCTGTAATCAATAATGTAACATATATCCAGAAGACAACCAGATATGGAACATATAGATGCTTGAGTGCAAGTTGGAATAAAGTAGATAATGCAACAAGCTATGAAGTTGAGGTCACAAAAAGTGATGGAACGAAAAAGACATATACTACTTCTTACAATGCGTTTGTACGAGCGAATTATTACGATGAATTCCTTAAAGATGGATTGGAGAATGCGACTGTTAGAGTGAAAGCGTATGGAGAAAATGAGACATTCAGTTTGTGGTCCGATAATGTGGTAGTTACGACGTACAATTTCTGATGGAGGAAGAGCATGAATAGAATTATAGAATGCAGGTTGGATTCCACCTATAAGGAGATATACACGGGCATCTGGCAGCATGATTATGGCCAGATACTCAGGATCACAGGTGCAGATCTGCCGAAAGCTGTAGAAGTACAGTTTTCGCTCGAAGATAATGGCGGAGATACGCTTACAAGAATCGGCACTACAGTAGATGGTGTGACAGAGGTTAAAGTTCCAGACAGCTTCTTGAAAAATGAAAACTGTACGCAAAATTATCTGATCTACGCTTGGATATATGTAACCGATGATACGTCCGGTAATACAGAGTATCAAATTATTTTGCATGTGAAATCAAGACCCAAACCGGAAGAGCCAACCGAAGAACCTCTTCCGGAGCCAAATATATTTCATGAAACCGTTGAAGCTGTTAATGCTGCAGCTGATCGGGCGGAGACGGCAGAGCAGAACGCCGGGAAACATGCTGCTAGTGCATCGGAGAGTGCAGATGCAGCAGAAAAGACCAAGGAAGATGCTCTTAGGGAAATTGGAGAGAAGAAGCAGGAAGCAATCGAAGCTATTCAGAATCAGACTGCAGAGTCCAAGGGAAAACTTGAGCAGACCATTACCAATGCTGATGCGTCCAAGAAAAAACTGGACGAGTCTATTCAGACTGCAGGAGATACTAAAACGGCGTTGGATAAGTCCACGGAGTTGGCGGGAACTGCAAAGACAGAGTTGGATACGTCCACACAGAAAGCTGGTGAAGCCAAGACAGCTTTGGACGGATCCGCGAGGACTGCAGGTGAGATGCAGGAGACTCTGAGCGCGACTGTGAAGCAAGCGGGTGCATTGGACACTTCTCTTGGTGAGAAGATTAAGACCGGGACACAGCTTAAGACAGACCTTACAGCTTCTGGTGAAAAGGCTGTACAGGACATTCAGAACGCCGGAAGTGAACAGCTGGGTAAGATGCAGGCAGTGGCGGAAGAGTTCACAGCAGACCGGGAGCAGATTACGACAAACAAAGAGAATATTGGTAGCCTGAAAGAAGAAATGGGTAAGAACTTTCTCGACGACGCCAAGACAAAGCGTAGCCTGGACGCTCTATGGAAACTAAACCAAGGCATCAGCTATCAATTTGAGACAGATATAGAGAAGGCTTATCAGAAAGATATTCCAAGTGGAGCAAAGCTGGTAAGTGTGAAGAAAATTGG